TCGCTATCAAAAATGATCCAATAGATTTCGTTACTACCAGTACATATCGCTTGCTGAACTCCTTGCCAGTACCAGGTTCGGGAAAGTTGTCCCGTCCAGCGCTTGTTATATGTTTTGAGTTCGTAAAACTTTCCAGTGATAGTTGAACGACCGTCCATTGTGGACATGAGGCGTACACCGTTTTCTTCGTAGCAGTACATCTCTGCCGGTTCCACGATGAAGTCGTTGAGGATTTCTCCTGCCCAACCCATGAGTGGGCCTTCAAGGATTGTGCCTCGACGCATCGCATCGTTTTGTTCTGTTGGCACAGGGGGTGTTGCTGCCAATAGTTCTACCGCTAGATCAGCTGGTGTGGTGTATTTGTGTTCACCATGAATTGCTGCGGCTACTGATGCGGTGATTCGTTTCTCACCTTTTTCGTTTGCCCAACGTAGGTTAAGCCAGTCTTGGCTGCCGTGTGTTGGCTTGGGGATGGTTGATAGATTCTGCATTTTTCCTCCTATGGTTTGTGCAGGTATTTTTAATCTAGGGGTGTGACACGGTTACTGTCAAGTCAATCGCTTTCATGTCGCGCACCATCGCTACAGGGATATGTATAGCGTGGATGCCTTCTTCTTTGCAAATGGTTTGCCATACGGTCACATGGTTATCTTTGGAACCTGGTTCACCTACTGGTACTAGGAACCCTACGGTGTCTACGAGACATTCACCATCATCTTCGTATTCGTCCATGTTCAACCAGCCACCTTCGGACAGATGGGTGTCAGCCCACTGGATGTAAACGACGGTTCTATTCATCAAAGTCATCGGGTTTTTCTCCACAGTCAGGGGGTCGGGGGATCACCCCACGATATACGCATAGGCATAAACGTGCGTCCGTCATAGGACTTCCAGATCAGACCAGTTGCGTTTGTCATGGCGACCTACCAGCAGCGTGAGCGTACCTGGGGTAGACCAAATACCTTTAGAGTCAGCGAACCATTTTGATCCACCGTCCATTGACGGGCATTGGATACGGGTGTATGCACCATGATCGGTGACTTGCAGGTGATGTTTGTGTGCTGTGATCCACAGGTCAGGTTCGCGTCCTTGTTCACGCAGAATCATTATTGACTGTGAGTTCAACCATTCGACTTCTTTGCCGGTGATCTTGTGGCCGTGAGCGAACGCAAGTTTGACATCGGATAACACTTTGGTTGTGACCATCTCATCGTGTGGGATAGTCCATTCAAGGTTCGGTATCTGTGTGTCAAGAATTCGATAGAGGACATCCATCAGGAATCCGCCAGCGTTATCTGAGTCTGATGTTACGGCTTTCCCATTTCGGCGTGTCCACTCCCCGTGGTTACACAGCACACCAACAACATCTAACACATCAACAAGTGATGCGATAGTGCTGATGCCTTTAGCGAACAGGTCTGCACCAAGTAGTAACTGTTCACGTTGGGTGAGTTCCACGGTAAAGAGCTGGCTTGCATAGTTCCCATCGCAACCCTCAAACGGATCACCCATGTTCACTAATGCAGCACCCTCAATGTTTCTACCTTTACGGCGTAGGTCATGGAGTTGTTGAACTGTTTTCTCTAATGATTCCAGTACCCGTTCGACGGTTGCTTCGACACCACCACCAGCAGACTTGCCGAGTTGTAGGTCAGCCCAGTTGATTACGAACGTGGATGGTGGTTCATCAGATGGTTTGTTTGCGGGGCGTTTAGGTTGCTTCCATTTGGAAACCTTCTGTCGTAACGCCTCAATATCTTCATCAGGTAAAACCCTGTTTGCTTTGCGACGGAACCTGGCACGATACGAGTACAGCCATGCAACATCTCTGTCACCGTTCTCTAAACGCTTAGATGTCTGCCACTTAGACATTCGTACCGTGTCATCAACAACTTCAAATACGGTTGGGTCTAAACCGAACCCGACAAGTATTGCTGTCCAGTCTGATGTGATTGGTGTAGGTAGAACACCGGTAGAAATCTCACCACCATCGGGTGTTACTTCTGCCCATGCGCGTTGGTTCTCAGGCGGTTGGGATTGCTCCTCTAATTCATCCTTTAGTGACATGAGCGAATTCCCCTCGACGGTACTTGTTGATTGAAGATGCGTCTAAGTCTATTCCTCGTCGCTCTAACACCCTGCTAATTGCGGGCGCGGGAATGAGATGATCGTCTAACGCTTCGACAAGTTCTTTGCGATCTGTTTGATCCATTCCTTCAAGTACACGTTGGATTCTTGGGATGCGGCCTGACGGCACAACCTTTTCAGATCGTATTTCACTTAACAGACTTTGCTTTACGGGCTTGTTCAACTCTTGCTCCCTCTATGAGTTTGTTTATCTTCTCGATAACTTCCCATAGTGCGTCAGCTTGATCCCTCCCAGGATTAGATTTCAAGAGACAGTCACGCACCAAAGTTAACTCAACGGTAGTTAATCCTTTTGCCATTTGCAAGCACCTTTCTTTGGGTGCTTCACCCTAGTGCTTGGTGATGTGTTCCGTCAACCGATCAGAAACCTTATCCACCTTGTCTTCGGTGCGGTCTTGCGCCCTACGCATCAGACGCAACATAGCCATAACGGTGTCATGGTCTTTACGGTTCTCTGCTTTGAAACGTTGGATCGCTACGGTCAGCAGACCGAAAGCACCAGTAACAGCAGCAGCAAGAACGAGAGCGATCCCAGCATCCACATCAAGCAGGCTTCCCTACGAAACGGATATGCCACGGCTCTGCACCTTTACCAGTTGAGTCACCTAGAACTTCATGCGAGAACCCAAACTTAACTTCATTCTCCAATAGCCAAGCAAGAATCTTGCCGTTAGCGTTCGCCACATCGACCGCAATACCGTAAAGGTGGCGTGAGCCACGCGCTTTGTCGTTCGCTGGATCGTCATACGGTGTAGCCAACATAGCCATACCTTTTTTGAGATACCAGATTTCGTTGTTCCACTTCTTTGTGGATGCACCAGCAATAGGTTCCTTCTGATAACGCGATATAAAGCCTGCGGTTTGTTGGGCGATTGAACGGAGCGTGTCACCGGCTGAAGTTGGTTTAAGAACTATGCCTTCGGCTTGTGCTGCGATAACCATTTCTTCCCACGCAGCAGCAGCACATTTCTCCAGCTTCCCTCCACCCGTAATGGGGGCGACCATAGCTGGTGTAATCTCAGAAGGTTTCTTGCCTTTAAGATGTTCACACCAACGGATCGGCTTAACAGGCCAGTTGGGTTTCGGCATTACTCTGCGACTTCAGGCTTAGGCTTGACTGCACCTGTGAAAGCAATTTCAATTTCTTCTTTGGTGAGTGAACCGTCAACGCTGAAACGCAAGAGCTTTTCGACTACTTGGGCGCAAGCCATGATGCCAGCAAGTGCTGCTGATTTCCATAGGTCTACACCGATCAATGCGCCACCGGCTACAGCAGCGAGTGCGGATGATCCGAACAATGCGAAGATACGGAAGATGATGTTTTGAAGCTTTGCCATGTCTAGTCTTTCTTGGAGAGGGTTAGTGACGAGTGTACCAAAACGACTATTCCGGTTATGAGGGTTGCCTGTCGGAGTGTTGGGCCTGAGAGGGTGATGAGAACCATGCCTGTGCCAGCCCATGTCCATGCGTTATCTGCTAGGTAATCCAAAAGTTTTCTCATTAGCGTCTAATTCTAGTACCTGCTGCTGCGAGGGTTATCCCCGCTGTGACTGCGATGAGGGTGCGTCGTTCCCCGACAGGGATGGTGGAGCCGGTGGGGGTGTAGTCGTCCAAGCCTTCACCAAAGATGTCAATGGTGTCTTCAAATTCTTCACGGATTTCAGTGGGTGCGGATTCGATTGCTGCGATCAGTTCTTCGGTTTGTGTGTCGGAGAGTGCGCCCACGTCTAGGACTTCAAAGATTTGTTGTGCTTGCTCTGCGGTGACTACGGCTAGGACTTCGGGACTGGATGCGAGGGCTGTTGCCTGTTCCTCGGATGGTTCCTCAGCAAGTAGGGATTCCACGACCTGTTCTACTTGTTCTGGGCTGAGTTCGGCTAGGGCTTCTACGAGGGCTTCTGTGGTTTCTGCCTCTGCTATTAGCGAATCCACTTCCTCGTCGCTTAGAGGGGCTTCTAGGGGTGTCTCAGGCTCTTCTGGCAGGGTTGTGTCTACGACTGGTTCTTCTGTAGTGTCAGGGGATGGCTCAGGACTTGGTTCATCTGTTGTGGTTGTTTCTTCGGGAAGCATCTCCTCTGGCGTGGCTTCCTCTACTAGCGTCGTTGTGGTTCCTGTCTCGGTTATCTCAGGCTCTTCAGGAACGTAAGGCTCAACGGGTTCTGGCTCAACTATTTGAGGCTGTGTAACAGGTGTCGGAACTGGCGGTGGTTGTGTTGTGGTC